GGACACTAGTAAATGGCTGCGCCCGTCAATTTCTCGAATTCGCTCGACAATAACCGCATGGCGAATATTCGGGCGTTGCCCGTGATGCCCCGCGGCGGTTCCGGCCAGCCGAACTACAATCCGCAGAGCGGCCTTCCTCAGCAAATGCCTTCCGTTCCCGGTCGCGCGCTCACGCGCATGCTGTCGCCGGACCAAGTTGCGCAGCGCGAGGAACAGCAGTCTCTGGCGAATCAGCCGTCACAGAATCCTGACTGGCAGAATGATCCGAGCGTCCTTGAGATTGCCAAGCACGTCCGATACCGCATGTATGAAATGCGGAACTTCCGTAACATGATGGGCATAGGCCAAAGGCTGATTGATGCGCTGCGAACCTACAAAGGACAGTATGATCCCGCCCGACTTCGAGACATCAAAGCATTCGGCGGATCAGACGTGTTCGCCCGGATTGTCCCCGGAAAGTGCCGCGGCGCAACGTCTCTGCTCCGTGATATCTATCTCGGAGCTGAACGACCTTGGGATATTTCGCCTACTCCAGAACCTGAAGTTCCAGGGGATATCGAGCAGGCGATCCAAGGGCTCGTAGCCGCCGAGATTGCGCAGTGCCAGAAACAGCTTCAATTGATGCAGGCCCAGGCTGCTGCGATGCAACAGGCTCAGCAGATAGCCATGCAGATGGCACCCCAGGTCGCACAGCAGAACCAGCAGATTGGTCTGAACCAACAGGCCGGAGAGGCTGGGCAAGCCATTCAGACGGCTCAGGCAGCCCAGGGCACGCAGCAGGGGCCCGCCGCCCAGGCCGGTGCCGAACACGCCGTACAGGCCGCGCAGCAGGCCCAGATGGCCGCACAGCTACCGCCGCCTCCCCAGATGCCGCCGCAGCCGGCAATGCCGCAAGGCACTCCCCAGCCGCCGCCAGGGCAGCCGTGGGCAGGTCCGCTTGCACCAGAGTCGCCCGCCGGTATGCCGGGACAGATGCCACAGATGCCGACGTCGGACCAAATCGAGGAGCGGGTCAACCAGCTTCGCGAAGCGGCACGGAAAGCGGCAAAAAAGAACGCCGTCAAGGAAGCAAAGTCTGCCGCCGAAGAGTTGGACGAGCTTCTGACAACCGGCAATTTTTATGATGCATTAGCTGAGTTTCTGATCGATTTACCGATCTTTCCGTTCGCGGCACTTAAAGGCCCGACGGTTCGAATGTGCTCCCAGGTCAAGTGGGTGAATGGCTCGCCGGTGCGCAAGCAGGTTCCCAAGATGTTCTGGAGCCGAGTTTCTCCCTTCGACCTTTACTGGACGCCCACCGCGCATAACGTACATGAAGCAGAATTTGTCGAACGACTTCGCCTCACGCGGGCTGACCTGCTGGCCTGTAAGGGTCTCCCCGGCTACAACGACGATGCTATTTCCCAGTGCCTCGATCGATTCCATGATCGGGGGTTTCGGGAGTGGTGGGACGTGGTTGATGTCGAGCGGGCCCTCCTCGAGAATCGCGAGGCATGGCCCCGCACCTCGAGCTCACTAATAGATACGGCGGAATACCACGGCAGTGTGTCAGGAAAGACACTAATTGAGTGGGGAATGGATCCCCAACAAGTCCCTGATCCTGAACAGGAATATCGCGTGACGGCCTGGTTGATCGACCGGTTTGTGATCAAAACGCAACTCGATCCGACACCCTCGCAGCGTGCTCCTTACTATGTCTCTCAGTTCGAAAAGATCCCTGGAACGATGTACGGCTATGGCCTTCCCGACCTACTGGAAGATGTCCAGACTGTCGCTAATGCTTCTTATCGCGCTCTTGTGAATAACATGGGCATCGCCTCCGGTCCGCAGGTCGTGATCAATGACGCCGTGATGTCGCCGGGAGAAGACGATGCGATGTATCCCTGGAAGCGCTGGCACGTCAGTTACGATCCGATGATGGCATCCAGCGGTATGCAGCCGATTTCGTTTTACCAGCCCGATTCGCGCGCGCAGGAGATCCAGGGCCTGATTGCAAATCTGAACCTGATGGCCGATGATGTGTCGGCAATTCCCCGCTATATGACGGGTGGATCGCAAGGTGGCGGCGCGGGCCGCACCGCATCTGGTTTGTCGATGCTGATGTCGAACGCTGCCAAGACCCTGCAGAATGTGGCTGCTTCGATCGACCGCGACGTCTTCGAACCATTGCTGAAACACCTCTACGAAACGATTATGCTCACGATGCCGGGCGTGTTCCGCGGCGACGAGAGCGTTGTTGTGAAGGGTGTGACGTACGCTGTGAAGCGTGAACAGGATCGCACGCGACAGCTCGAGTTCCTAAACATGACGTCGAACCCGACGGACATGAAGATCGTCGGAATCTCCGGACGGTCCAAGGTTCTCGGCGCGGTGGCGAATTCGATCGGTCTCGACTGGGACAATATCGTTCCGGACGATGCCTCGATGGAAGCGGCACAGGCCCAACAGCAGCAGGTGGAGCAGCAAGAACAGGAAGCGCACGAGCAGCAGATGGCGGCTCAGGCGCAAGCTCGGACGCTCGAAGCGATGGAGCACGCGAATTTGTACGCAGCGCAGGCGCAGCTACAGGTGCCGCTACCGGGAACTCCGGGGCAGCACACAGCTTCGCCTCTACCGCCGCCGGGGCCGCAGCAAAATGGCGCGGCCGCCGCAGCGATACCGCCGCGAAACCCGCATGGGATGTCGCACGGCGGCATGTATGCAGGGCAGAAGCCGCATCCGAAGGGCAGCCTGACGACGGCACAGTTGAATGGAACCCAGCAACCGTTTGCGCGGCGGCCGGGAATGAAACCAGGAGCGTGACATGCAGAAAAAGCACACATTTAGCCCGAACCACAAAGTGGTCACGGATTCGAAGCACAACTTTCATCCGCACGGCGCACCGACAACGGCGAGCATGGGCGCACCCCCGAAGTCGATTGGCGGCGGTGGGGGCGAGCAACCCGGTGGCGATGCTGACGGTGACAACGACGGAACTCAGGGCGGCAATACGAGCGGCCTGAATTTCTGCAACGGCGGCATGAAGTATGCCGATGGTGGCAACATTTTTGAGCGCGCTGGCGAAGCCGTAAGCCGCGGCGCCGACAAGCTGTTCAATAGCGCGTCGAATCAGTATGATACCGCGCATACGAAGCCCTCTATGCCGCTTGCGGCGGAGGATCAGTCCAGCCCCGGTGCTGGTGTCGGTGGCGCACAGCGCACCAAAAATCAGATGGATGAAGCGGACAAGGCAGGCTGAAATGATCAAGAAACAACCTGACGAAGACAAAGTGCATAAGCTCGTCAACGAGTTTAGCGGCGGCGATCCTTCTCCTACATGGGAGGATAAGCTGAAGAATCAGATGGGCTACGGCCGGACATCCGACCTGGCGAAGAAGATCCATGGTTGGAGTAGCGGCGGCGACAAGCACGGCGCGCAAGACCAGGAACAACTGTTATCTGACTTGGGCGTGAAATCCACGACTGAAAGTGATCGTCCGGAGAAAGCAGCCGGCAGCAAGAAGATCGTTTAACCAGGAGATCGAAATGGGTAAGATTGACGAGAATGTATACAAGGGCGCCGGCTCCAAGTCCAGTCAGGATGAAGACGCAGGCTCCAACAAAAAGAAGGATGGCGGCGGTTCTACGAAGACCTCCCCTCCGGCTATGGAGAAGGACTCGCATGCTGCCAGCCCCGGCAAGAGCAAGTTCTACGGTCCGACCGACGGTAACGCGGATCGGAACGTCGACCTGACTGACGCAGACGGCGGCGGAAGCGGCGAGAGCCATCCGTATAGCTGCGACAGTCCGTTCATCGGCGAGACGAAGGGCAATAAAGATCGCCCGAGCGATATCTCGCGCGGCACCGGTGGTAAGGAAGGCGGCAAGTATATCGCCGGCCGTGGCAACAAGGTGTTCAAAGGCAACAAGGGTGGTTTCTAACCCGTGAAGCTGACAGTCGAGCTGGCGGACGCAATACTTAAGCTGCGTCCGTATCCAGCGTTTCAGAAGTTTTTGGAAGGAATCAATCAAGACGGCATCGAAGCAATGCTGAATCTTGTGAAGGCCCGAGGTGACGCTATCGGACCGTTGCAAGGTAAGGCAGAGGAAGCTCAGAGCATCCTCGGCGCGGTCGGGCAGGCTGATCAATTCCTAGAGAAGATCGCAGCGAATCAACAACGTAACACAGGAGAAGACGGCCATGTCCGCTCTACCAAACCGCATCAGGCAGCAAGCAGAATTAGCTAACCAACTCGCCGCCAAGGCGAAATCCGGCACGCTCACGCTCGAAGATATGAACGCGACGTCGCCGGCCGCCGCCCCGCAAGGGCAGCAACCAATGCCGTCGACATTCCAGCCGCAGCCGGCCGGAGAAGTCGTCCCCGGTCTCGGCACTCCCGGATTCAATCCGCAGCCACCCGACAAACCAAACGCCGCGCAGGCTCGCGCGCCGGCGCCCGCGGCGGCCCCAGCCGACGATCAGGCGGAGCACCGCTACCGTGTACTGCAGGGCAAATATAACGCTGAGGTTCCCCGCCTGCAGTCGCAGCTGAAGGACCAGCAGCAACGGTTCGAAGCCATGCAGAACCAGCTCTCGGCGACGCAAAACCTGCTCGCGAGCTTGGGAACGCAGCAGGCACAGCCGCCTCATTTGGTGCAACCAGCACCCCAACCGAGTCTCGTAACACCTAAAGAAGTGACCGAGTTCGGTGCCGATCTTTACGATTTTGTGAAGCGTGCAGCCCAAGAAGTGGTCGCGCCTCAAGTTCACTCCCTCGAGGAGCGATTCCGTCCTGTAGCACAGACCGTCCAGCAACTTGCTCCCGCTGTTCAGCAAAACCGGGAAGACACCGCGCGGACGTCGGCCGATGTGGCCCACGAAAAGATGTGCAATGGGCTGGATGATCTCGCCGCGGGATGGGAGACGATCAATACGTCTCCTGAGTTCCAGGCATGGCTCGACGAAGTAGACCCCTATGCAGGGGCGAAACGTGGTGCTATGCTGGCTCAAGCGTATGGAAGTGGTGACGTTACCCGCGTCGCGCATTTCTTTACAGGCTTTCAGAAAGAACACGCAGCCGTAGCTCCCAGTGGGCAGCAGCCGCAGCCGGCAGCGCAGGGCACAAATCCTGGCGCTACACCGAATGTGAGTCTCGCATCCCTGGCAGCACCGGGCACCGGAGTCGGTGGTCCTGGAGCAGGCAGCACTCCTAACGAGTCTGGTCAACAACGGGTTTACACCCAGTCCGAGATAGCTGCTTTCTATACGGATGTTCGAAAAGGCGCGTACCGCGGCAGAGATGCTGACAAGGTCGCGATTGAAAAGGACATCTTCTTAGCGCAGAAACAGGGCAGGGTACGTCCGTAACAAGATTTTTGTGATAGGAGTTTCCTGACATGACTACTGTATATCCGGTTTCAGCCGCCCCTTGGGTTGGCCAAAACCCGAACCCGGCCTATAGCGGCATTTTTATTCCGCAAATTTGGTCGGGAAAGTTGGTTGAGAAGTTCTACGCGGCCACCGTGCTCGCGGCGATTTCGAACACCGACTATGAGGGCGAGATCAAGAACTTCGGCGACACGGTGAACATCCGTACCCGTCCGACGATCGTGATTTCCGACTACCAAGTCGACCAAGATCTCTCGGTTCAGCGTCCGTCCAGCAACCTGGTCGTTCTGCAGATCAACAACGGCAAGTACTTCAACGTCGCCCTCGATGACGTGATGGAAGTGCAGTCGGACATCGATCTGATGAACATCTGGGCGCAGGATGCCGCAGAGCAGATGAAGATCGCCGTCGACACGTCAGTGTTGAGCTACCTCAGCACCACGACCGACATCGCTTCCACCAACTACGGTTTGACCGCCGGTGCGATTACTGCGGCTCTGAACATGGGTACGACCGCGTCCCCCGTGACGATCTCCAGCAATCCGGCCACGTCCAACACCTACGTTCTGAACTTCATCACCCAGGCGGGGCAGGTTCTGGACGAAGCCAACATCCCGGAGTCGGGTCGTTGGATGGTGATTCCGTCGTGGATGGCATCGTTGATCAAGCAGTCCGACTTGCGGAATGCGTCGATCGCCGGTGACATGACTTCGATTCTCCGGAATGGCCGGTTGGGCGAAATCGACCGCTTTACGCTGTACTACAGCAACTTGTTGCCGACTGGCGACACGAGCGGTACCGCGTACTCGGTGTTCTTCGGCGTGCCCGCGGCGCTGACGTTCGCTGCCCAGTTCACCAAGATGGAAACGATCCGCTCCGAGCGTTCGTTCTCCAACCTGGTTCGTGGTCTGCAGGTGTACGGCTTCAAGGTCGTCACTGCGGTCGCGATGGGTCGCGCGTGGTTGATCAATGGTCTGAACACGTAAGAGTGATGTAATAAGCCCCCCGGTCCTCGCTTGGACCGGGGGCAATCTAAGCGGAGAATCACGTGACGACGACTCTTACCTATCAGGCACTCCTGACTGAAGCACGAGAAATTCTCCAAGACGTAAACACCGATCCCACCCTCCAGCGGTATCCGGATCAGACTCTCGTCAGTATTTTCAATCGTGGCCTGCAAGAGCTTTATCGCCTGCGGCCGGATGCCTTCTATGACTTCTGGGATCCTCCAGCATCGGACTTCGACGTACCCATGATCGTGATCACGGCACAGACCGGCGGTGTCCTGTGGACGTCCGTATTCGAGCTACCAATGATGTTTTACGATCCGCTCGTGAATTGGGTCATCGGAACAGTTGAAGCCATCGATGATGAGTTCAGTGAGGATGCCCGCTCGACTGCCTTCCGGGCCTTCTTCAAACAGCAGGTGGTCGGCCTATGACACAGAATGCACAAGTCGTCGCCTCCGGCGCCGAAGGCCAGGCAAATCTCAATTTGTGGCTCCAGGATATGGCGCCATGGGTCCCTGGTGCGCACCGTAGTGTACTGAAGCGACAATTGATTCTCGCTGTGCGCGAATTCTTCGAGCAGTCCTGGGCGTGGCGCGCGGAGATCGGACCGATCCCCGTGGAGACCAATCAGTCCAGCTACATGCTTTCGCCATTTAACTCTACGACCGACGTGGTCGGCGTGATCTGGGCGACCGTCAACGGTGCGCCGCTGAACCCGCTCAGCGCGTCTCCGCCGCCTTCGCAGAATGGCCAGCCGTTCGCCGATACTCCGACGGGCTACTGGCTGCCGCGGCCGGACATCATCCAGCTCTACCCGATACCGAACATCACCAGCGTACCGCAGAACCTCACGGTGCTGTGCGCGCTGCGTCCGAAGATGAGCGTTACCCAGGTCCCCAAGATCTGCGTGACGGACTTCTACGAGGCCATCCTGAACGGTGCGCTCTATCGGATGCTGAACCAGCCCGCGAAGCCGTATTCGAACCCTACCCTGGCAGCCTATTTCGAGACGCGCTTCCGTAAAGACATCGGCGTCTATGCCGGAAAGGCCAAGAAAGGATTCGCTAACGGTGCGAGCTGGCGCTTCCCGTACTTCGGTAATGGCCGGCTCAATTACTGGGGCGGAGGTGTGCGATGAGCTCTCGCTCGCAGATCTACCCGCTCGCGCGGCAGTTGTTCGTTAATGCCGGACTGGACTGGGCCACGTCCAACGTCAAGGCGCTTCTGCTCGCCGCGGCGTACACGCCGGACTTCACGCAGGGATATCTCTCGGGAATTCCTTCGGCGTTCATTCTGGCCACCTCCGGCAATATCGCCGGCAAGACCGGCGCCAATGGTTTGCTGGACGGTAACACTACGAGCTTTGGCGTTGTCTCGAGTACGGCGAAGGCTGGTTACATCCTGCTATACAAAGATACCGGCGTCCCTTCGACGTCGCCACTGATCTTGTTTCTTGACAGCCCGGACATTTCCGGCATGCCGCAGATGCTCACCGGCCTGCAGTACTTCCTCTACAAGAACCTGACCTACGGCGGTTGGGCTAGGTTGTAGCGATGGCCTGCGATCCAAATTTTAGTCAGGTAAGTTTGCTGCTCCATTGTGATGGCACGAATGGTTCAACATCGTTTCCAGATTCGTCGAGTGTCGGTAATGTGATGACGGCAGCCGGTACGG